CATTACGAGTTGGCAGAATATTGTTTTGCCCATTTTCGTCTACGTCCTCAAAGCCTTGCGCCGTGCGGGTTTTGCGGTCTTCATATTTTGTGTACGCTCGGTGATTTGCCCCGGTTTTGGTGCTCATAAGCACCAAACAAGCACCAAGAACAGCTCGCTCTACCCCTCCAAAATGCCTTGCTAACATTAGCATTTCGGCACAAAGAAAAGCCCCACCCGAGCTGCAGTCTCAGGTGGGGCCGAGCCTTGGCAGGTAACGCACACATCCAAGGCGTAAATATCATACCACCTGCGCAATCCTCTTTCAAGCACCAAATAGACAGAGCCGGACGTCAGATGCGGCGTCCGGCTCTGTCTGCGAGGGAGTATATGCTAAATGAAGAGGCCCCCATTGCCAGCACTTGTGGTGTCCAGTTTTTGGGGGATTATGTGCTCAACAAGCACATGCCAGCTAGCGGTCATGCGCTAGAACCTGCGTAACCACATAGGCGTGCATTTCAAATGAGGCCCTTCCAAATTCCTCGAAGTCTGTCCCATGTGGCTGGAAAGGAATATCCAACATTTGGATTTGCAGCTCACTTTACCACGGTTTATAATTCCTCTGGGAGGCGATTGCATGGAGAGTGCATATCTTTGGGAGATTAATGGTACGTCTTATATCGGCCTGTCCTGTCAGCCGTCGAAGGATCTCCGCGCACTGGAGACGCATCTGGGTATTCGAGCCACACGCGCTTTAACAGTCAACTCTACCGCAGGGATCAGAGCGTTCATCCAGCAGGCGAGCCGGCGCAGGGAAAAGTGGACGTACATACCACAGCAGTTTGATAATGCCAAGCGCAACTTGCTCAATCACGTAGCAGGCTAATCGACAGGAGGCCCAATTATTAAGTAGCGAATCCCCGCTCCTTCCATCGAGGGGCGGGGATTTGTTTTGGAATTGGCAAGCGGAAAAACCCCTCCCGGGCGTGGAAGGGGTGGACGCTGGTGGAGTATGGGGAATAGAAAGCCCCGCCCCAAGGGGGGCGGGGGCATTATGTATGCTTTTTGTGGGATCTGCAAACGCATGTGTCGTTGTCCCCGTGGTCATTGTCGTACCACAGGATATTATAGGTTGCGCCAACTAAGAAACCGTACAGGCGAAGCCCGCCGCCCAATCGGAGCGAGTATATGGACTCCGCCTCAATGCGCAAATCAAAGAGCCTGTCTCGTGCGCACTTATTCAGGCCTCGAGGGTCTATACCGTGGTTCTGCTTGCTCGAGGAAACAAATATATCGTTCCATGTCATTCGCTCAAATTCGCGAAGGCGCGGAAAGATTACATCCCAAAACTCATCGCGCAGACGTTCTTTGTGGAATGACCACGATCCTTCGGCGTCAATATCGCAAGACGCTACATTCCACACCGGATGAAGTGACCAGACGCTGTCCGGGCTCCCGCCCATGCGTATGCCGTCCACAGGGGTTCCGCCCTGTTTGATATTTCCTTTCTTGCGCTTAGAGGCCGCCATAGTACATCGCCATGCTTTCCTTTGAGATAACATTAGCGCTCGGAATCCCACTCGGGATCCCGTTCCTAGCCGCCTGCCAAGGACCTTCCATGTGTGTGAGCTGGCTCAGCCACTGTGCGTCCTTTTCTCCGTAATAGTCAAGGACTTTATCTACGGTCTCGGCCTGCTCATCGCTCAGCTTCGCACTGTCCCCAAGCATTCTGTCAGCCGAAATGGAAAACTGACCCTTGCTATGGTAGAACAGGGCGGGGCATACGGGGCCGTTTGCCCACGCCTGAAATTCTTCGTCAAATAGCGGGGAATCATCCCACACCAAAGACCACGCCTGAGCATAGTAGCAAAGTTTTTGAAGTTTCATGGTGGACATGGTCCCACGCTTTTCTAGTATATATTTCGCGACATCAAAAACACCGGCCATGAAGTTCACCCCCATACATTATATGCCTACAAAGATTATTGCCTTTCGTGGTTCAACTATACCACCTAAAATAGCGAGAAATCAACCGCAATAAAAAATACCGTGAAATTAACGAAAAAAATTTTGTGATGGCTATAGTATGGGCCGTTATTAGGTTTTTCTTGGCTAACAAAATATCCCCCACCACCGCAAAGGTGATGGGGGCTTGTTTTATCCTATAATCTGCGCCGCGAGATAGCCGACAGCGCCGGAGATCAGCAGCCAAATCAATTTATCCACGATACCGTCCCAGCGTTTGCTCGGCTTCTCCGTGAGGGCCTTTACGTCGGACTTGATTTCCTTCACGTCCGTCTCCACCGTCTCCTGCCGGGTCGCCAGCACCTCCACGGAGGACACCAGCTTATCCAGATTGTCCTGCCGTTCTTCCACCTTGTCGAGCCGGTGTGAGTTGGATTTGCCGCGCTGCTCGATTTCGACCAGCTTGACAGACAGTTCCTCCGTGGTAGCCATATGTTAATCCTCCCCGGCCTTAATCTCGTCCTTCAGGGCGTCGCCCGCCAGGGCTGCCTGGGTAAAGCTGTTGTTTTTCCACCACGCAATCAGGGCGGCAATGACCGTCCAGGCCGTGGTGATGATGGCCTCCACCTGCTTGTCCTCAATGGGCAGCGGGGACACCCCCGCCATGCTCAGGCACTGATTAATCAGGGCTAGGAGCAGGATGATGGTCCGGGCAATGGTGCCTGCGCTGATCTTGTTGGTTGTCATGGTATGTACCTCCATCAAATCAAATTGAGCCGGTCCAGCACCACGGCCAGCTCCTGGCGGGTGACCGGGTCTGTGGGCCGGGTGCCGTCCAGCACGCCCTTGCTCTTGGCCTTTTCCCAGGCCGTGGCGGCCCAATCTGCCACGCCGGTATCCATACCCTCCCTGGCGCTCTCCGCCGCCCAGGCGACGCCCAGGAAGTCGCACACGCCCTTCGCAGTCGCCTCTGCCAACTTGGCGCGGTAGTTGTCCTTCTTGAGCAGTTCCACTTCGGTTTTCGAAGTATGGAAGCCGTACTCGATCAGCATGGCCGGTGCAGCGGTTTTGCGGGTGACTACCAGCTCAATGTCGTGGACCAGAGGGGAGCCGCGCAGCTCCACTCCCCCCGCCGTCATGCGGGCCAGCACCGCCTTGGCGGCCACATTGCGGCTTGCGGTATCCGGCCCCGCGCTGGTATAGATCATCAGGCCGCTGGCGTTATACCACCCATCATTCCCGGCGGCGTTGGAGTGGAGAGAGACGAACAGGTCCGCCCCTGCCGCGTCCGAGATTGCCACCCGCTTGAGCAGGTCGTTGGTATCTGCCTTGCCCGTAGGGCAGTGCTCGTCGGTGCGTGTCAGCACCACGCGGACGCCGCAGCGCTCCAAGTGGACCTGGATGCGCCGCGCCATATCCAGGGCAAATTCGTGCTCGTAGTAGCTCTTGTCCGGACTGCACTTTCCGGGGCTTTCCACCCCGTGGCCGGGGTCTAGGCATACGGTTTTGCTCACAGGCTTGTCCTCCTTCTGATCGTGTTTCAGCCACACCGCCAGATAGTTGTGCACCCGGCGGCTGCTGCTGATTTTTTGACCGGCGAAATCGCACTGAGACGACCCTCCACCGTCCAGCATGAGGGCGGTCTCGGCCCCCAGCTTGTAGAGGGTATCCCGCAGCGCCTCGGGCGTAGTGGGGCTGTCCGCGCAGTACAGCAGCAGCTTGTCCCCCGTCAGCGCCATGGCCGTGCGGGGCCGGGAGCCGCCCACCTCGGGCCGGTAGTGCATGGCGTCGTGGATGCCGATCATGGGGGAGAGCATCTCCACGCCGCTGATGTAGTTCGTCCGCTTTGCGTTTGGTAGAGCGGACATTTTAATATCCGCCCGGTCCCACGCGAAGCCCCAGCAGCCCCATGACTCTTTGGCCAGGACCGCGCCGTCCGCCTTGAGGTGCCCCACCGGGCGGCCCGTGGTCATGTCGTAAAACCCGGCGTTGCAGATGTAATCCGCGTCCCCCTTGACCTGCGCCATGGAGCGCCCGTTGCCCGTGACGATGGCGATGCGCTCTATGTCCGCCA